ATTAGTAGTTGGTTTTTTTAATTTAACAATTTTTAAAAAACCTCTATTTCTATGATGTACACTCATTTTTAAATCTTTTTCATCAGAAGACAAAGAAAGGACTTCGTTATCTTTAGAGGTATCTACAAGAGCATATTTAAATTTAACTGATTCTTGTACTTCTTCTTTAGATATAATTCTTTTAATATCCATAGGACTTAAATTATGTTTTTGAGAAAGTCTACTTCCTGCTAGTGTACTAACAAAAGGTATGTCTGCCTTGTATAGTGTAATCAAAGCATCCTTGTTACTATCAATCTTATCAAATATTTTCATTAAAGGTTCAGGTGCTATTCTTTTGCCTCTTAAAGGTTCATATGCCTTTTTAAGTTTATCAACCATAGCTTTGTTAAAGGTCGCTTCATCTAATTCTATTTCTTCTGTTTTAACTTCTTTCTTTTGTTTGTCTTTTAAATATTTGTGTGCGACACCTACTGTTAGAGGTACTTCACCTGTATCAGGATTAGGTTCTGGTTTTACAGTAGCATTCTTTTCGTTTTCTAATTCTAGTTTTAATCTTTGAATCTCATTTTCTAAAGACTTAACTCTGTCTTCACCAGATGTTTTACCTGTGCTACCATGTTTCTCAACATTTCTTTTGTTAGTATCTTTCCAATCTTCAGATTTAAGACCATAACTTTTCAGTTTCTTTTCAAAGTCATGTGCATGTTGTCTGTAATCAAATACTCTAGCTTTTCTTGTACCATCTTGTGTTTTATAAGAAACAATATATTGACCAGTAGGAACTCTTTCTACTTTTTCCATTGCAATTTCTTCACCCAAAACTCTCTTAACTGTTTTAGCATCCAGTTTAAGTTTCTTAGCAATTTCTTCTGCACTATCGCCAGCAAAAGCCATGTTATATATGTCTTTCATTTTGCCTTCAAACATTCTTACTTGTTCTAACAGTTCGCCTGTTGTTTTTCTATATCTACTCATTTTTTCCTCTCTTTTTTCATATAGGTTTTAACATCTTCAAATGTTTTTGGTTTTGGCGGTACTTCTTTTGCCTCTAATCCATATGACTTCTTTGTAAATTCTTTATAGTTCATTAGTCTAAATCCGATACTTTAGTTTTAGCAGTCCACATTCTGCAAGACCAATATCTTGCTGATGTTTTATCTTTGGCAGTATCACATTTGTGTCTTGCCCTAAAACTCTTTCTTCTCTCTGGGTCATCTCTTTTGATACTCAATCCTGTTGTATCACCAAAAGATACTTTGACCACATTACCCTTATCATTCTTAACATATACATAAAACTTCTTACTACCACCTCTTATTGGGTCGTTGAGTTTTACTTTCTTTCCTTGATATTCTGCCTCTGTAATCTCTAGTTCTTCGTCCAGATGTGCATATATATCATCTTCTGCATACTCTTTGAATGTTTTCATCTTATATTTATCCTTTTGTATATCTTTATTTATACTGTTTTCTGGTGTTCTTAATTTAGAATCAACAGGTTTTTCATCTGGTGTCTCTCCAGGTGTCATTTCTTTAGTATGATTGGCATAATCTGCCCCTATTTCATATGATTCTTTACTGACTTCACCATACATTTGTTTATATTTTTTAGTATGTTTAGATGTTTTAGTCTTTGCTGTGTCATCGCCAGGCGCTGGTTTGTAACCAGGTTTTGTAGTATCTTGTTTCTTAAAAAAGTCTGCCCTCTTTTGTTTTACATCTTTACTTAATGTCTTATAATATTTCTTTGGCTGAGTACCTGGTTCTTTTCTAACATCAGGATCCTGTGCCAATTTTTTCTTTTCTTTCATGTCTCCCTCCGATACAGCCTCAAAGCCATAATCTATGTCTAAATTAAACTCTCTAATTGCAACCTCTTTATCTGCTGAATCAGGTACACAATCATATATCCATGCCTTGTGTAAGTTTTCTTCTGAATCTTCAAGTACAATATAGTTCGTACTTCTTCTGACAATCTTGCCATGTATATCTTCTTTAACATAATGTACTTTGTCATTTATATTAAAGATAACTTCTCTAATATATAAATCTCTCAATTGTTTCTTTTCAAATGCTTCTAAACTTGCCATAGGTTTAAAGTTATAACCCATGTGATTATTTGTATTAGCAGCTAATGACTTTTTAAATGATACTTTCATACCTTTTGCAACATCTCTAAATAATGACTGTACATCTCTAAATCCTGAAGGTAAACCTTTTTCAAATGATTTTATATCACCTTGTGAAACAGCGTTTCTCATTTTACTTGCACTCATACCTGTAGCGCCTTCGGCGTCTGGGTCTCTTTCACCTGCACTTGTAACTTTAATATCTAAGAAATCATAAAAACCGTGTCTCGATTTTACATTATTATATTTGTTTAGTATTGTTTTAAATTCTTGTACTCTATCACTACCTACAACCATGTTAATATTTTTATAACCCTTGTTGTACAATTCTGTTGCAACATCTAGTATCATATTTGAGGCAGGTATTCTAAACATACTTCTATGTTGTGGAAACATCCTTCTCATATATTGAATCTTTTGTGTAACTGTTAAAGGATTTTTTTTAACATCTTGTGATTTACTTAAATAAACATATTTAAAATCACCAGGTGTCTGTGCAACTTTTCTTATAAGTTTTTCATGACCTATTGTTGGAGGATTAAATCTACCAAATGTAAACACAGCAGTTCCTTTAGAATGTTCAGGTGCTTCTTTTAGAGAATCTATCTCTTGGTCTGTAACTTTATCATCTTCTAATATATCTTTTAGTTTTTTATAAAACTTCATGTAGTGATATTTTTCTAACATCTTATAGATTACATTTTTAGGTAGTTTGTTTTGTTTACCAAACTCTCTAATTTCATCAGGTGTCATTTCTCTACTAAAGATATCTCTCCTATCGTTTGTAAGTTTATCACCTATCTCTTTTAATCTTCTAATTGATTCTTCTATTTCTTCTAGTTTTTCATTGACTAATGCTTGTAGATTTAAGACATCATTATTAGATAATTGTTTTAGTTCTGTATAATCTATAATATCTCTTTTTAGTTCACCTTTAATAATATCAAGTTCTTGTACTTGTTTTCTAAAATCTGCCTCATACTTTTCAGGCTCAAATGTATCTTCATCTGGTTTTTTAATCCACTTGTTATCTTTTATAGAGAAGATACCATCTGCCTTTTTGTTATTGTTTTCTAAAACTTTAGGGTCTGTAATCACATAGTAGTTTACAGGATGTTCTGTGCCTGGCACATTTTTACCATTGATATCTCTTAATAGTTTAGAGTATTGTTCTCTCCTTTCTTCTTGTTCATCTTCAGGAACATCAAATAAAACATTGATATCTAAATCAGCGTCATTACGATATCTCTTTGTAAGTATAGAACCTATTAATGATGTTGATACAACAGGTGCAAGTTTTTCAAACTCTTTAATCTGTTTGTCAATCATATCTAAAACTTTTTGTTTTAGTTTAGGATTTTCAGTATCAGCGTCATCAAATACACCAGGTGCATAATCTTTTCTAGGTATATCAATTACTGATTCTATTAAGTCTTTATAAAATTTCATCTTCTTTTAATCTTTAATTGTCTATCTATCCATTGTTTTGCAAGATAATTATGTGGTTGATTCATAGTTCTTCTAACTATACTTGCACATTTATTTAGTGTTAATGTTACTAATTCCTTTTCACTTTGACTGTTGTCTATAATATGAAAGTTTGCTGGTTGAAATAGTTTTTGAAGTCTTCCCATATTTCCTTGAACAGTATTCCAATTTGTTTTAACTATATTTTGTGGTACACTTCTATCTCTTTTTTCATTTCTTTCTAATGCGACATCTAAACTTGTATTAACAAATAACATGGTAGTTTGATATCCTAAAATTTTTAAAAATCTTTGTTGTCTAGATATTGTAGCAAAGTCTCTAGCAGTACCATCTATTATTAAACCAAGTCTACCTGCAATGTATAAATCCATTCTTGACGCTGTATTTATTTTTGCCTTCTGTCTGATTTCATCTCTTTTTTCTTTTTCTTTCTCAGGCATTTTCATAGACAATCCTTCATCTTTTAAATACTTTTCAAATATACTATCTGAGTTTACAAGTTTTAAACCTAAACCTGCAAATGCAGCCTTTGTTACAAATGTTTTACCAGAACCTGGTCCACCTGCAAGAAAGTATGCCTTAAATATACCAGGGTCATAAACTCCTTCTGTTATTAAAAATGTTTTATAGTCTTTCATTTATCTTACTTATTATTTCTGCGGCTATGTCTTCTATAACTTCACCACCTTTTGCTTTGATAGTTATAAGTTTGTCTTTATAATAATCTACAACAGGTTGTGTTTGTTTTTTATAAACTTTAATTCTATTTTTTATAATGTCTGGTTTATCATCTGCACGACCTCTAGACATTAATCTTCTAATGACTTCTTCTTCTGCAACATCTAGATATACAACATGGTCATAACCGATATTTCTTTTTTCCATTTCTTTAACTTGTTCCATACTTCTAGGAAAACCATCTAATACATATCCTTTTTCTGTATCTTTTCTTTGTAATCTGGCCTGTAGTGTATCTAATACAATTTTTGTATCTACATAATCACCTTTTTCTAATGCACTTCTTACTTTACGGCCTGTTGGTGTATCTTGTTTTGCTAAATCTCTCATCATATCACCTGTATACACATGAGGTATTTGATATTCTTTTGTTAAGAATTTAGAGTAAGTAGATTTACCAGAACCAGGTCCACCTAACATAATAATTCTCATAGGCATTGTTGCCTCTTTTAGTTTTGCAAAAATATATTGTTTAAATGATTTCATTAGTTACCACTCACTTGCATTGTTCTTGGTACATCTAAAACAATTAATTCAAAACCTGCACTTACGGCACTTGTTGCACTTGATTTTGCTCTAACTTCTATATCATATTTTTCATCTATCTCTACAGGTAGAGCATAATTTTTTGTATGAAAACCACCTCTTATAGAGATAAATTCTTTTGTTTGAAATACATTACCACTACCATTTCTAACTACAAGTGTAATTTCATTTTCTAAATCTTTTTGACTGCCAGCATCCAATTGCACTAAGTATCCTTTTTTACCTCTTGGTATTGTATAAATTGCCATTAGTGTTTGACCTCTAGCAGGACTTATAATTGCAGCTGATGTACTATCAACGGTAACTGTAACTGTTCCTACATTTGAACTGCCTGTATTTGCTGTTTCTAAAACTGCTCTAAATACTCTATAAAAAGATTGTGAACCAGCAGAACCACCAATTGTTAAAGTCTCTTGGACTAAATCATAGTTAGCGTCTAAACCATAAACTGTAACTGTGCCACCATTATCTGAAGATGTATCACTTGATGTAACTGTTGCTGTACCAGCACTAGAAATGTAAGTATATAGATTTGAACCATCCCATATTGTCTCATATGCATTTGAAGGTACTGCACTATTATATCCAAATTTATTTACAGAATAAGCCCCTCTTATCAGGCCTCTACTGATTTGTAAATTTTGTTCTGTTATGTAACCTACTGCCATTTATTATCCCCACTCCTTATCCATCGTGAAGTTTGCACGACTAAATTCTAATCTATCTACAAGTTTAACTGCACCGGCGCTTCTATCTACTGCGACAAAACCTTCAGGTGATGTTACTCTATATCCGTTTGGTGTTTTTAGGAAGTGTCCTATACTTTGTATTTGTGATAGTTTACTTACTAAGAAATTCTTTGCATTTGCCAAACTGACATGACTTGCAATTGCCATGTATAATGCACTTTGATTTTTGTCTATAAATTTTAAATTATCTTTTTTCGCCTGTATAAATTTTTGTTTACCTGCTGTTGTCTTTCTAGCAGATATTTCTGCATTAATAAAACTTTCGTAATACTCTCTAAATTGTCCTTGTAATGTTTTAACTTTACCCATACCACCTGTACTGTTTCTAATTACAGAATTGAAAAATGTTTTTAATCTATATCCTACTGATGTTGGGTCTCTACTGTCCATTTGATTTAACATAGGACCTGCTTTTGATAATGAACCTTTTGCCATTCTAATTAATGAATCAAATCTTGATAATTCTGTTGATGTAAATTTAGATGAACCGGAAGTATCTCGGTATCCTGCTGAGGCAAGATAAACATTTCTGCCACCCCCACCCGTAACTGTTCCGAATCCTGCTCGTAAATCTTGCATTGTTTTGCCTGAATATTTTGTATGAAAGACTATACCTAATTTTGCACTTGCAATTTTTCTACCCACATTTGAGTTTACAGGCATTGCATATGTAATTGTGTTAGGTGTAAATGTAATCATAGATTCGCCATCTATATCTGTTTTCTTTTTATCACCCGATGTAAATAATAAATCGCCTTGATAAACACCATTAGTAACAATTCTACGGAGATAAGTTAAACATGCTGATAGTTTTTCTGCAACAACACCTGAATGATTTCTTCTGATGTCTGCACTTGTATAATTAATCTTAGGTACTTTATTAAATACTGACTTAGTACCTACAAAGAATCTGCCGTTCTCTGGATTTATACCACAGATAATCGCTGGGGCACCATCCCACTTAACAGTCATATTGACTTTTTTACTTGACCTACCAGCTAGCATGTTGCGAATTGCAACCAAGAAGTTTACAGCATTTTGACCACCCTTTGAACCTTCATCTATAATCTGGTCCTCTAGATGTTCTAAGTGCTTATTCTTGGCCTTAGTCTGATATCCTTTAAAACTAAACATGTGTCTCCCAATTGTTCCATATATATAACGAATCCATAAATGTACTATTCAAAATCGACAATACTATTTATAAGATTCGTTTTATCTATATTACAATATATTTGTTTAGTTATCCCATTTGTCTTTTTGGGTCTCCATTTCTTCAACAATAAGAGTTATATCTTTGTATATACTTTCATCGGTAGCATTATCAAATATGTTTGATAATATCTCTCTATTATTAGTATCATACTTTTTCCAATCTTTTTGATATGATTCTGATGGATGATGAATTACAACATGGTAAGTATCAATCTTTTTGCCAGATTCGATTAGTTCTTTAATCTTTACTAGTCCATGTGTTATCAAATCATTTTTACCACTAGAAAATTGTTTAGCGTAAATATTAGGTTCTAAATTAAGAGTATCAATTTTAGTCTGTAATTGTTTCTTATAACCTGCCCCTTGCCAATTAATCCAGTTCTTATCTTCACCTGTCATATCTGAAACTAATTGTTTAACTTTATTAATTTCTTTTTGAGTTAAATGATTTTCTTTAAAAACAAATTGTACAGATTCACTATTGTAAGATAAACCTTTTTCTATCTCTTTATAAACGCCTTGTGCAATTGTTGTTAAATTAGTTTGTTTTTTTGGTGTTTTTTCTCTAGGGTTTAGATATCTACCAAGCCACTCAATTTCTTCATCATTCCAATCTTTATGAATGTGTTCTGGTATAATTAATGTTCTAATAGATGTTGCATTAGACATTTTAAATGCATTGTTAGAATGATTTCCGTTTACACCTAAATTCACAAGTTTACCATCTACTTCCCTATTTTCTAAAATAGTACATAGCAATTCTTCTGTTGCATATTTACCAAAAGATTCATTTATTTTATCTTTCAATTTTTTCTCATGAACATCATCTGTGGTTTCATCTCTTACTTGTAACCATCTTGTATTATTCATGTAGTTTTTATCTTTTAGTTCTTGTGAACATCCTGTGAAATTACATGTTTTAGTAATTGTATCAGCAATATCTTTTATTAATGGATGTCTTACAATTTCAATAAATTGATTAAACCCATTTGATTTATTGTAATACTTATCATTATCTTTAGCATTTACTTTTGTTAGTTCGTTATATTCATATTGTTGGCAAAATTTATAACCTGCCCACATTATAACTTTATAAGTCCACTTAATATTATCATCATGCAAGTCTTGTAAAAATTGTTTATCTTCTGATGAAGTGATGTAATCGGTACCAGCCTCAGATGATTTTTTTATACCTAGATATTTTTTGCCATTTTCACGATTTGTCCATTCATAAACGAATGCCTCAGCATTGTCCTGATTTGCCGGAATCTCTGTCATGATTCTGTCATTTGTTGATTCTTGCCATTTACTCATTTCATTTGTCTCCTGATTTATTCAATTTACACTATAATTATAGGACATTTTACGGTATTTGTCAAGCTTTTTTTCGGTTATTTGCTCGCCTAAGTTATTGATTTTTTGTGAATGGTATACGACATTTTGTGCATGTAAAGGCTGTCGTACTAAAATATGGGGGTTTTAAGTAGGAGAGGCCCTTGTCGGCAGACCTCTCCCTAGTTTTAAAAACTATTTATTTTTTTGCAGAACGAAGACCTAAGTCTACATTTCCAGCGTCTTGTAATACATCTCCAACAAAAGGTGTTCCTTCATAACCTACTTCTTTGTTGATTCTGTTTGCAATTGCTTTTTCTTCATCAGTCGCAAAGTGTTCATCCCATGCAGCCAATCTTTTTCTCATATACCAATGCCAAATTGGTGGTACTAATGCGATAAAGAATACCACAAAGTAGCCCCAGCCTGTATTTGGACATCCGACATTTTCGAGTTCCCAGAAATGAGTTTCTCCTCTGTCATGATGGTCAGCCTGTCTGCCGATTTCAATAAAGAACCAAGCAGTGAAAGCTGTTGAGTTATCCCAATTGTGTCTGTAATCAATTGGTTGGTCTTTTACACGGATTAGACCATAATGCTCTAGATAGTTAAGTGCTTCTAGCTCGAAGTTTGAGATTCCCCAAATTGTTGCTAGTACTGCCATACCTATCCAACCACCAGCTGCAAAGAATAATGC